TCCGTCTATATATTTACCGACACTGCTGAGGTTTCTTGTAATGATCTCCAAGGGTTCGGTATCCTTTAGGATCATTGCTAATGCTATTTTATATTTGTTCATAGTTTTTCACACACCCTGAATTCAGGGAATTTCTTGGCGAATTCTGTGAAGAATTGCTTGTCTAATTTTATATCCTTGTACAGGGTTTTGGCAATAACTATTATAGGTTTAGGCGCGTCTGCCATATACCTCATCCTCGAACCCTTTGTCGAACCGTACTTGTCTCCCCTTGTTCTTCTCTTCTCGTCAATGTCTACTAAGAACGACTCATACTCATCAGCGCGAGTCTTCTTCCAATACTCTACTATCTCACGGATTACATCCCACATATCCCGTTTGTTTTTCATTTGGATTAATCGGTCAATAAATTCAACCTTATTTGCGTCTATTATTTCACCTGTTATTGGATTCACTGTTTTCATATTATCTCCGGGCCTTCCACCCGGCAGGGAGCATTGAGTTAAAGTGCTGCTCTGACACCAATAAGTCGCTGTTTAAGCTTAACCGTTGATGGCGAAGCCAGTTTCCTTAAAGTTGGATCTCTCAGCAAGATATTCAAGGGTTCCTTCCCCAATGATTTCTCCTGACTGATAGTCTCCGTCTTTAGGCCTGTCTTCTGCTTTTGGCTGCCTCAAGTAAGCTATCTTCCACTTATCTTCTCTTAGACCGATAAGTGTAACCGTTCCAGCTGAGTTTTGTACATCCTTATGTGCCATTACGCTGTGTACTCCGAAGTCTGACTCGTAAACCATTACTGGTCTAACAAGTTTCTTGTCGGTTGCATCAACGTATCTGGTTGAACCTGCGGTGAAGGATGAGATTTTTCTCTTCAATCCACCTGGTACCAGAATCATATTAGGAACGTAATCACTACCCACATCTGTCCACACGCCTTGAATTGCCTCGTTGAATGAATCCTCAGATAAGGATGATCCCGAGTTTCTTGCGGTAACGTGTGTAGTAATGACTGCATCGATTCCATACATTGCTCTTGCAACGCCTGAAGAACCAGAAGCCCCTGGTGTGCTATTTATCAAAGCAAACTCAAGTTTATTCTTCCAAGTTCTAAGTGCTTTACCTTTTTGGTAAGCAAATGGATCGCCCATTCCTGCTACTGCTACAGCCTGTTCAGTACCTGAAACTCTAAAAGAATCGGAAATAATATGAGTGAAATTTCCTCTCCTTGAAGGTTGAGTCAAGTCGCTGTATGTGGTCTGTTTACCTTCGATTGATGTCGAAACGCTGGAAGGTCTTGCAATGTAGTCCTCTAACCACTCGTGGTATGTACCCTTTGCGGTTGTAGTGCCTAACATTGTTGATAAGGGATTATCATCGGGTGATACGTCGCCGATCACGTCGATTAAATCCTCTCTTCTTGCTGCATCATCATAAGTCAATAATCCGAATGCCATTTTTAAGACCTCCGTTAAATTAAATACTATAGTCCAGAGCGTCTTAATCGTTCAGCAAGGGCGCGGTCATCACCTCTTCGTGATGCTTCTTTTAAGTTTTCAACGTCTTCTGCCGTAAGTTTTCGCTTATCGCTTCTACCTTCAGCTTCTAATGTTGCGCTTTTTTGCTCAACTGACTTCTTGGCTTGTTGAAGCACCTCGTTTTTGATTTCAGAACCTTTTTTACTGAATGCTGTATCCCATTCCCTTTTTAGTTCCCGGGCTATTTTAGCCGCGGATGGTAGTGGTCTATAAGCACCAGTCATTATACCTCTTGCGTATCTATCAAGCTCTGCTCTGTACTGTCCAGCTACTGCGATATCGAATAACTTATTATATTTATCCGAATCAGGATCGAGTTCCGGGAACGACTGTTGTGCTTTGAACTCTTCCATTTGAAGGCTTATTTGGTCTTGGGGAGTAATCAACGGAGCTACTACGCTACCGTCTTTTATACCTTCCATTGCCGAATTACCTTCACCTTTCAGGGCTTTATTTTCCCTTTTAAGTTGATCAAGTTCTTCACGAACAGCTTTCCAGTTCTTATCCCCAGCTGGTTCTTCAACTTCGGTTTCCCCTATTGGTGTTTGTTCAGGCTTCTCTGCCGTTTCAATAGATTCTTCCTCTGTTTGGTTTTGTTCAACAGACGGCGAATCCTGTTCGGTGGTACTCTCTTCCACCTCGTTTTGTTCTGCCATAATTGTTCACCTCTTTTCTTACAGCCCGATAATGGGTGGCGAACCCCCAGGTTACGTCCTGGTACCTACAAGTCAGACTAATCCGACTAATAGGTATCAGAATACAACCTTGCCGTCTCTCGTTAGGTGTCCGTTTAAGAATATGTCCTCATCGTCCAGGAACATCCCCGCTCCACAAAGACTGCATTTTATCTCTCTTGCTCCTACGCGCTCAAAGTTATGTTCACACTTACTTTTAACGGCGATGTTTGTTAGTTCCACCTCGCCTTCCCAGAATTCATTTGAGCTTTCCGGCAATCCTTTTACCTTTTCCTTTTCCATTCTAATCCTTTTTCTTTATTAACTTCTCGAACATTTCCCTAAATTTATCATCGTATTCTCCACGTTCCTTCTTTCTTATATCTTTAGCTCTCGCTATTGATAGATCTATCTCTGTTAGAAGTTCTTTGGCTATATCAGCACTGTGGAAAGCATTGAGTTCGGCCCATTCCCAATCTTCCTTCTTTAATCCTCGAGGATCAACCCAGCTGTGCCAAGCCCTCTTCTGCAGCCATTCCTGTAGCACCGACCATCCCAGGGTTAACTTGAGCTCCTCCAGGGATTCCCCCTCCCTGACCGCCCTCAACTCCTCCTCCGATAGCTTGATTGGTTTGCCCATTCATTGCTCCTTGCTGTTGGGCAACATCGAAGTACTTCTCGGATCCCTTGAAGCCCAACTTTTCAAGTGAATCTCCTAATAGTTCTGCAAATTTAACTGATTTACCTTCCATCTGCAACAGTTGAACAGTCGCAGGGTTCATTATTAAACTTAAGGTTTCTCTTATAAGGCTCTTCTCTTCCATCGAAGATAGTGCTCTCATTGGTTCTACATCGATTATAAAGTCGTAGTTTCCTGTCATATCCTCGGGAGTCATATAGATTGTCCCCACTTCTCCTGTCGTGTCTAATTCCATCTTGGGTACGAACTTACCTTCTTTTTGTACAGGGAACCTTGGGTATTGTCTGAGTTCGGGTTCTATACCTTCTTCTGCTAAGTCTGCTTGTCCTAATGCTTCTTCCTCTGTTATCCCTGTGTCGTAGGCATCCATTCCCATTTCCTTGAACTTTGAGATTGCTTCTTTACCCACTACTCTTAAGGGTATCATTTCCTTTGAAGGATCGCTGAATATAAACTGTTGATTCATTAAAAACCAGAATGTATAGAGCTTTTTGATTGCCTCTGACATAAATATCTGATTGAAGTTGTCTCTTATGGATCTTGTGAATTGAGTTTCTCTTATCTCGGTTGCTGTCTTTTCTCCCCCGAATGGTTCAAGAGATGAGAATGCTCCTCCTGCGTCTCCCATTGCTTCCTTGTATATTCCCGCAAGTAACCCATAAACGTTCACAAATTGGTTCATAGCGCCTGACGTGGCATCTAATGGTACTACGTCTGTCGCCGGGTTGTTCATCTTCCACTTCTTTCCTGCTCCCCATTCAAGTGAGTTCATATCTACACCTGCTGGGTTTATCTTTAAGACTCTGTATAAGTCCATATTGACTGAATCCACGAATTGCGATGCAAGTGCGTTCATTGCTTTTTGGATCTTCTCCACGGGTTCTATCTCTGATAGTCCCCAGATATCGTCGTCTACACGAATATATCTTAAATGTATCACCGGGATTTGTTTATGCTTATATGGGTTTTCTCTGTCCTGTACAATCACACCGTGTTTTGGTGCGAATACTATCTTCTTGTTATCTCGTAGTTCTGTGACTACTTCTATGATTTTAAACTCAGGGGCTTCGTCTTTACCTAAATAGTCCGTGTTAGTTGATACGTTCTTACTGAAGACATCGTACTCTGTGTCTCTCGAGTCCCCGCCCTTGTCTTTAACTGATTTTCTAAGTAAATCTAAATTCTTATAAACAGGCTTCTCACCTGAGACGTCGTTTACTCTTTCCATCTCTTCGATTGTTAGCCAATCTCTGTATTGAAACCAATTCTTGACTGCTGAGTATGATGGATTAGGTAGTGAGTCCTTTGGGTTTAGTACCTTAAAGTTAGGCCCGTCGAACTTCGTTTCACCAGACTCATCTGTTTTAAATTCCCACTTTGCTATTCCAAATGAAGCGCCGAATATTCTTGTCTGTAAATCCATCAGTGCCCACTTTGCTATCATAGGATCGTTGTCTATTCTTGAGGCTTCATCCCATTGAAAGTCTAACATCTCGTTGTTTATCTTCGCTCTGACTATATCCCCGCCCTCTCTTGGTATTAGACGACCTTTAGGTTTACCGCCATTTAGTCGTGCCATCTTTTCAAATAAGGATGAGAATGTTTGAGGGATGAAGATTAGTGATTGATACGGCCAATTGTTTTCATTTATGTAGTTTCGGAATAACTCATACTTACTATCCCAGTCAGCCCATCGGCTCTCGTTATCTTCTTTAGCCATCTTATAGTGCTGATTGACTATAGTAAATAGTTTTTGTTCTTCTTCTGTTCCTTTTGGTTTTGTAAATCGGGCCATAAAAAAATACCGACAATATCTTATAATGATATGTCGGCTTTCACAAACTGTTTTTGCAAAAACTTTAATTTGTTATACGTATTATACACCACATCAATCCTTTATTTCAATATCTAATTTTCTCCAACTGTGTGATTTCGTTACGGTTACAGTCCCATTCTCTATCATCACTTCTACTGTACCGTATCGTGTTGAGTCATTTACGAACGCTATGGCATCTATTATTGACGGCAGTATCTCCCCGGATACGTTTGTTTCGAGTAGCTTCTTCTTTATTCTCCACAGCGATGGATCCAGTGACGCTAACATATTCATAAAAACTTCATTATTTACATCTACTGTTGGTTGAGAGTTCATTTTTTATCCTCCAAAAAATCCCATTATTAGTCATTATTTTCCTATCCTCCATTTTTTCTCCTCTACCTGTTCGTTGTATGTTTTAAACTGAACAGGGGCAATTTGGTAGCTTACTGCAAAGTATCTGAGTGAGTCTAACGCGTGATCGTAGGCCTTCTCGGGCATATCAGGTTCGTTTACTTCTTCACTTCCGGCGATTTTCTCCTTCCATCTGTATGTTTCAAACTCTTTGATTAGATTAACACACCTTTTAAATACAAATAGTGACGGGTTATCGCCTTTGTTTGTCTCTTGTACGAAGTGTCCGGGTACTGATTTTAGCTTTTCTTGTATCTTCTCTATTCCAAGTCGTGTCCAGTTAGGTTGGGATGTGTTTGATTCCTTCGTTGCCGGGGTTATATAGATTCCTCTTTGTGCGAATTCCTGAATCCATTGTGCGCCCGACGGATCGCCGTAACTTCTTACTACACTTTTGGATAGAGGGTTCGCGTTTATTACCCCGCAGTGATAGTCAATTGTTTGTCCTGAATTGTAATACTCATCTACTACCCACCAGTTGTTATCTTTATCTACTGCAATCCATAAACACGCTGTTGGGTTCGTTGAGCCGAAGTCAAACGTTCTGTATATCTGCCACCCTTGTGGGATATCAAACCCATCTACCGTGTGTACATCCCGGTCAAATGTCCTGTAAACCAATCCTACGTATTTTCTAAAGTCTCCCATATATTCTTGTGCGAAGTATTCGGGAGTTGATGTTATCTTGGCTTGTTCTATTCTCTCTTTAGGTAGGTAAGGGTTGTCGTATGACGTAAACTTCCAAGATTTCCAGTAAGGATTGTCCTTCTGTCCTCTCTCGTACATTGAGTTGAAGTGATTAAACCCGAGCGGTGTTGAGATAAAAAGCGCAGAACCTCTTCTGAATGCAAGTGTTGGCTCCAAGACCGCGTTCCAGTTATAGTCAAAGTTTCTCATTTGTGCCACTTCATCCAAGACCAGAAAGTCAAACTGTTGTCCTCGGGTTGTCTCTACGTTCTCCCAACCTCGCAGTGTTATCCGGGAGGTATCTCCATCCTTTGCTTTTATAATGATTTCAAGCCTTGATTCGTTTGGTGTCTTGGCCAGTATGTTTTCAGTAACATCTTTTAGCATTGCCCAGGCGATGTTTCTTGCCTGATCGTACGTGGTTGCAAAGTAGGCAATTTCGCTCCCACCCTTTGAATAAGCACACGCCACCATCTCAAGCACTGATAGGGTTGTCTTCCCCCATTGTCTTCCGCAACACACTACCCTAAATGGATGGGTGTCAGTTGCTACTTGTTTCTGTGATTCGTGTAGGATTATCTGGTTGGATACCATATTTATCTAATAACTCGCTTGGAATTACCAATACTTTCTCACCCGAAATTTGTACACTCGCTTCTTTGAATTGTCTTTTCTCTAACCACCACTTCGCTGTGCCCACATCTCTATTCTTTACGATGTTATCTACTACCACGTTTTTGGCTACCACATCAGCATAATGCTGTGCTGCTTCCATTTTAGTCAATAAACCATCGTGGCGGTCAATCCAATCGTAGTAAGTTTGTTTGGATATACCTGCGTAACTCACTGCCTCATCTACGGTTCCTCCTACTTGGAATATACTTTCAAGTTTCTTGACTGCCTCTTCTGAATATAGTGTAGGTCTTCCCCCTAAATTTTTGGCGATAGCTTTTCCCATTCTTCTTCCCTTCCTATAAACTTAGCGTATCTTTTTCTTATCACATCAACATACTTGGGATCCAATTCCATCATATAACACACTCTATCTAATTGCTCACACGCTATCAAAGTTGAACCACTTCCCCCGAACAAATCCATCACTGACCATCCTTCTATCGTTGAGTCACTAATTGCTGCCGCGCATAGTTTTACAGGTTTCATTGTAGGGTGTTCTTCACTCTTGTTTGGCTTATCGTATTCCCATATGTCTGTCTTTACTTTCCTTTTAAGTATCTTCCCCTCGACTTTTCCTTCTAACTCTATTTTTATATCTCCTATTCTTATAGTTGTCTTCCCGTCTTGGTAGATTATTCTGTTCTTTGCCTCGTACCACACATTTCCTACATCTCTAAATCCTGCGAAGAAGTGATTCTTGTTCTGTGAGTTCCATCCGTATAGTATTGGTTCGTATTGCTGTTGGTAGTCTGCTCTGCTTAAGGTGAAGTTATTCTTTACCCATATAATAAATGATTGCCAGTGTCCCCCGACTTCTTCAAATGCTTTTTTCAGGTTCGGGAGTTCTTTTGAGCTCATACATACATAAAAGCTCCCGGTGCAGTAGTTCATCATATTTTCCAGTGCGTCGTGTAAAAATGCGTAGAATCCCTCATCGCTCATTGAATCGTTTAGTATACCTTTTTTCGTATTCCTGCTGTGAGTGTTCATTGATCCTTGATAGTCTACGTTGTACGGTGGATCGGTGAATACCATCTGAGCCTTTTGTCCGTTCATCAGTTTCTCAACATCTTCCTTGCTTGTAGCACTTCCACACATTAGTCTGTGCTTTCCTAACTGATACACTTCCCCTAATTTGCTCACCTCTTCTTCTGTTATTTCCGGGACGTCGTCTTCTGTTATCTCTTTCATACCTAATAAGACTTTGTCTAATGTTACCGGCGGATTTAGGTCTACCGCGTACCCTGACCAGTCAAAGTCCGGGTAGGCGCTTGAAAGATTCGCAACGAGGTCATCGTCGTAGTATCCTGCACGATCGTTTGATGATAAAGCGTATTCTAATTTCCTCTTATCATCTCCACTAATAATATTTACCCACACTTCCTTAATCCCCAAAGCTCTGTAAGCTCTTAGTCTCATATTCCCCCCATACACAACACCGTTTTCATCTACTAATAATGGGGTATGTTGTCCTAATGATACTATTTGCTTTTTAAGCCTCTCGAAATCCTTTTCCTTTATATTCCTCGGGTTATTATCCCAATTACTTAAAGAGTCTATATTACAGAATGTCTTTCCTTCTTTAATGTATGTTTTCAATAAGCCATTCTCCATAAAATATATCAGCTATTACGCTGTCCACAAACATTAACCTGTCCTGCTTACGGGAATTACACGATTTACACAGAGGTATTATATTCCACTCATCGTTATCCCCCCCTCTGTTTATAGGCAGTTGATGATCTATTGTTATAGACTTCTCATTGCACTTTTTACCGCAACCAAGACAAGTAAAGTCTAATTTTTTACATAACCACATAAAATAATTCAAATTCAAAGTCTTTTTTAGCTCTCTTTCCCTCTCAATTCTTCTATGTGAGTTTTCTCTACTTTTTATCCTACCCACACTACTATCTGAATATTTCTTTTTTATCTCCCGCACCCTACTCTTATGTTCCTCGTGCCAACGTTTGATTCTTATCTTTGATTCTGGCTTATTATTATATCTCTCCAGCGCTTCTTTTCTGTGTTTTATCTTCTCCTCAGGGCCCATTCCTGTACCTTTATTCCATCCGTGACCTAATAACAACCCTCTGTATCTTGGATTATCAAAGAAGTCTTTCATAATTTCTTTACTTTGTACTTGTTAATTATATAATTTATTTCCTTCCTTGAATACCTACCTAATACCCCGAATGTTACACCCATCAGTTCTTTTATCTGCGCAATGTTTACCCCTTCCTTCTTCCCTTCTAACTTTGCTATCTCTTCTGCCATCACGTTTAGGTTGACAGGTCTTTCCTCGCGGTCTAAATATCTCGAGATTAATATCCCCGAAACGTACGAAACTACTACTATTATTGCTATTCCTACTTCTAAGTTCATATATCCTCCCATTAAATTATTACTTGGTGCTCCCCCGCTTAATATAATACCCATATTGCTATCAGGATCCCTATTAAAACCCCGAACCCTACTATCTCTACAGGCCTCTCCTGTATCCACCACCACAGTTCCTTGTACCATTTATCTTTTATTCTCATAAATTATTACCTTTCTTTTTAAATGCGCATCCTTCCCGAAGTTTAGTTCGTGGCTTTCCTTTACTTTGTACCCTCTTGGTTTCTCGTACAGATTCTCGTATGCTCTTACCCCCTCCCATACTACATACTTTGGTTTGAATTGCTTTATCAAATCATAGTACATACTCTCTTCGTACTCGCTTTCCGGCGGGTATCCTATCGTCGCTCCGAATAGGCAAATCACATCAAACTTTTCTCCTTCCAATCTATTTGTTAAGTACGTATCCTCCAGGATCTCAAACTTACAGAACTTATGCTTAGGGCATTTACTTATATACTCTCTCTCCTTATCATTCCCGTAGTACCACTTCGGTTTTTTTGCATAATTAGCGAATCCACCTATCCCGCAGTTTATATCTAAATACGTCAGTCCTTCTTCAAGCGCTTCTGCGACTATCTTGTATCGTTCGTCTAACGAATCATTTTCGAGATGTTCCCAGACTATTTTGTTGCCCACAAGCATAGCTTCCCCAAATCTTCTAACAACACGTCTGTCCTTACGATTTTAAATAGTTCCCGGATTTCCTTATCAATCCTATTGTATGAATGATAGTACGCGTCTGAGTGTTGGGTATCCCCATCTGTCCAGGATATCAGGAGCAAGTCTCCGTCTTTTTTCAACACTCTTCTGTACTCACTCAACGCCTTCTTTGTGTCCCCGAATGGTATGTGATCCAGTGTCGATAAGTCCATCACTACGTCAAAGCTCTCATCTTGATAGGGCATCTCTCTTATATCCCCCTCAATGACGTTTAGCATTCCTTCTGTGAAGTCCTTTACCTTTGCAACTATCTCCGGGTTTATATCAATCAATGATACCTCTGCTTCCATTAAAGGCGCTATTCCCCAGGGTACCAGGTACGGGTTTGGGTGATGGCTCGGCTCCTGTTGGAAGAAAGGGTATCCGTAATACTCATTTGAGCAGTCTGCTTTCAGTATTTTCTTGTCCTTCCCGTCAAATTTTAACGCCTCTTTTAGGTATCTTTTATATAAGTCTGAGTATCTTTTATCTTTTAGCATAAGCAATCAGGCATCCCATATCGTGTGCCTCATATTCCTTTGTAATTTTAATACTTTTAAATCCCGCCTTTTTAAGCTGGTTTCTTAGTTTAGTCTCATTGAACCAACTCAAGTGTCTGTCATACGGTGTTGTACAGGCTCCTACTAAGATATCTCTGCATCTGTCTATATTATTGTAAAAAGGTGATAGTGGTTCGTCACCCGCGTTGATTGCCATCATATTATCCAGGGCCCATTCTATGTCCGGGACGTTTATCTGTACATACCCGCCGTCTTTCAGGCAATCGTACCAATGCTTTAGTGTTCCTTGGGAGTCTTTAATATGTTCTAAAAGGTGGGATGCGTAAATAGCTTCTATCTCTCTATAGGGTATATCTCTTGCGTCTATCTTCTCTATCTTTTCGTTTCTTGGATCTATGTCCGAGTATACCCACGTGTCGTCTACATACTTCGCGTGATATGGGTGCGGTGGGTAATCAAATACCCCGAGTACAAGTTTCATTCTTTGTTTCTCCAGTATTCTTCGTATCTTTCAGATTCGTCTTTTTCAAACAATGACGTCACCCAGGCCGCCAAGCACATTGAAATGTAAACCGCTACTGATACTAAAATAAATAAACACGCGACATAAATTATTTCGAGCAGCATATTATCCCTTTCAAATTAACCCTCAAAGGTGTAGGCGAGTAGTAGAAAGTTACCTGCCCAGAACTTTGGTCTCGCCCACACCCTTCAAGGTTAATTGTTCTCCATCGTGTCCTTATATAGTTCCTTGTATTCGTTTTTTATTTGCTCAAGCTCCTCTTGTCTCCATTGGTGTACTTGGTTCTTCTTCTGCCAGAACTCTTGTACCTTCTCAAGCCCGTATAGTTCAATCATCTTTGGTGTGTATTCGTCTTTGTTTCCTGACTTATATATATTACACCCAACGCATTGCGCGTGAACCAGGTCTTCATCAAATAATACTGATGCGTTCCTTCCGTCTATGAAGTGTCCTGCTTGTAAACTCTTAAACGGGTACACTTTACCGCAGGTGAAGCATCTCCCTTGTTCTTTGGATCCCATTGTCACGAGGCAGTCTCTTAGTCTTATGTACTTACTAAATTGCTCCCACGCCTCTTTTTTCAGTTTACTGATTGATTTTCTTTTTGGCATTTTTAATCACTAACTCTATTTCCTCTACTCTGTTCTCTAAGGATACTAACCTATCTTCTAACAAGTCAGTCTTTGTAGGTATGTCGAAGTTTAGGTATTCTCCGTTCTGCTCTACACTTATCGTTACTTCGTCGCCTTCCTTCCATCCATCTACTATCTCAAGTTTCTTCTCTCCCCACTCTTTATCGAGATACATCGAGAGTTTCCCTCCTGCTGTGTCTAATATAACCATATTATACCCTCTACCTTTTTTGCTTATTCCTGATCTTATTTCAAGGCCGTTTATCTTTACTTTTTGTATCATTTTAACCTTTCAGAACTTTATACGCTTCCGGGTATTCGGTTTTCAAGATATCGTCTATCTCTTCCGAAGTTAAACCCTTAAATCGTTTATATGAATTATACTTGTCGTTGGATTGCCAGTCCATAGTTGCTTCAAATGCCGGTACTTTTTTGTCCTTTAATGCTGTGTTGTATTTTTCCACGATCGTGTTTAGCTCCTCTTCGTAGTCCTTTGTGTCTAATAGATAAGTCTCTACTCTGTAGTCGTCTGTTGCCACGTAGTCTATGCAGAACCTATCTGTCCCTAATGCCAGGGCATAAAGACAGGCCTGGAGGGTGTGTTGTTTGTCCGGCTTTCCTTCCTTTTGGATCCTTTTAAACTTCATATTTGATACTGATTTTATCTCGTGTGGTAGTATCCCGAAGTCCAGGTTCCATTGGCTCATATCTACTATCGCGTCTACATACCCTACTACGTTGTTATACTCTACGAACTTCTGCTTATCTTTTATCCCTATCATTTTCTTGATAAGCCATTCCTCAACGTCCCTTCCTCTTTCAAACTTCCTGATCGTGTACTCTTCCAGGTCGTCCTGTGGTACCCCTATTATCTTTAGGATCTGCCATTGAGTTGGTTGTCCCAACATTGAGGCGGATAGTTTTCCACTTGATTTGTGGTTCTTCCTCTCTTCGTCGTTTTCCTTTAGCAAGGTTTCTTCTATATATTTGTCTATAAATGTTATTTTTGTCATAAATCCCCCACATCTATATCCGCATCAATGTAAAAACGTGCGCTGTAAAGTGCGGCTTGTGCAGTATCTTCAATTTTTAAGTCAATCAAGTTTTGTAGTGTTAACTTATTGCCTGTGTATTCTTTTAATTCTTCCTCACATACTACCTTGATTTCAGACATCAGTTCTTCGTTGTCTTTTATTCGTTCGATCGTTGTATTTAGTAAAAGCTGTTGGTAGTCAAATTCAAAGTTACTAAAATTTACCTTGTCGTCATATTTAAATGTCATTTTTATCCTATTATTGCCAGGATTAGCCATCGTAGTATTGCGATGGTTATCCTTAAACCTATGTACATCATTGCTCCGTAAAATATGCATCCTATTAAGTCTTTCATAATATCCTTTCTTAAATTAGCGGTATCCCTGACTGGGGAGTTAGCGATACCGCTTCCCCAGTCAAGGAGTTGTTTACTCTCCCTTTCTGAACCTTGTATCCTTTCCTATTTCGTGTATTTTCATATGTTCTCCGCGCGTTATCAATTCGAGGTTCTCTATCCTGTTGTCTAACCTATTGCCATTTGTATGATGAACCACTTCATTACTATTTATCCTTCTTCCAATATGCTGTTCCATTATGTATGTGTGTTCTCCAACCTGTCTTCCATCTTTAAGTAGAAACTTATACCCATCTTGAACCCACCCTCCTTTGTAGTTGGGGTGATTTTCACCTGATATTTCCGGCATCCTCTTCCCCCAATTCCAAGGTTTTTTACCATACATTGGGTTTCCTTTTCCCATATACTGTTCGGATAGACTTTTTCTAACCCCCTCACCCCATATAGCGTGACTTGGTTTTCCTTTTCTATCTTTCCCGTAACACTCTCTGCTACAATATTTTCTCCCTTTTCTAACACTGTTTTCCTTTTTACAGTACGTGCAGGTTTCGGTTAGTTTATTTATCATATAACCGTTATACCTGTGTTATTCCATTTATTCAATACACTCTATGAAACTTGCGTTGTTAAACACAGTCCAAGGCGTAAATGAACCCTCCTTGTTTCCTTCCTCACCATCTGCCCTATCCCAAATCCAATAAGCAACCTCAAGGTTTCTATCTACATTAAATAAGTCTAACAATGTATAACCAAACTTCTCTTTTATCTTATCTTTCCATATTGGGAAGTTTATTTGTGCAATACCGACATCGTTTGAATCCCAGTTAACTGCTTCGGGATTTAGTCCTGACTCACATTTAAATATCGCGATTGCTAACATTGCGTCTTTGTAGTCTCCCCATACTTTGATTATCTTTTGCTCGGTTGTTGATAAGTCTTCGTATGGGGTTCCTACTACTACTATTTCCTTTATGGGTTCAGGCGCTTCTATTTCCTCAACCCTCCAAGGCATTCTAACCTGTAAATCAATTATTCTTTGCTTGACTATTTGATGTCCAGCTCCCCAGTCTGCGATTTTCTTTGTCGCTGTAGCTACACCAACTATCAGTAAGGCTATCCCGATCAGTATTCCTACGGTCATTAAGTTGAAGTCTGTCCCGGGTTTCTTTTTAGTTTTTTTGATTGGTAATATCTCTTCCATTATTTTTCACCCCCTTAAATCCTTTCGGCTAAATTTACTACGATCTTGCTCATTCTGAACCATCCTCTTTTTTGTAAGAAGGTGGCCATTCTCATTAGTCTGTGGTAAATGTAGGTCATCTGTCTCCTTCCTCGAAGGATCCTTCTAAGTAAGCATCTGTTGCCCACTTATCTTCGTTGGCTTCATCGTGAAGGTCGTCTATGACCTCGCCTCTTACGTGGTCGCATCTCATACACTCACCGACCTCGTTTATGAAGTCTGCGTCTTCTTTGTTTCGGTAGATTGTCCCGCAGGTGGGGCACTTGTGCTCTGTGAAGAGGAATTTATTAAACTCTTGCTGTTTCTTGATTGTCTCAAGAGTATCTTGACAGGCCTTGATGGCGATGTCGAGTTTACTTTGTTTCATAGCAGGTTACCTTTCAAACTTTCTACTATACAGAATCATACTCTATTGACTATACTTTGTCAAGTGTTGAAGGATCTTCTCGTACATCTTCTCTGATATCACTACTTGATTTTTTCTTACACGACACAGGTATGCCGGGTTCATCCCAGTGATCCTTGAGAATTTCATCAACGGAACCCTGTCGAGTTCTGTGTTGTTTATTTCAATTACTTTGCTTACTCTTACTTTCATTTATTTTCTCCTGTGGTAGTTTTTCTACCACTTTAGTTAACAAATAATATACATTTTTGTATAGTTTCTATTTCTCACTTTCAAGGTATTGTTTGGCTACTATCATTGCCATTTCTACTTCACCCTCTGATAAACCCCAAAACTCATCTTTATTTCTTCTTTTAAGTAAGTAATAAGCAAACCCCTCTACCGCTTCCTTTTTCTTTATACCAACAAGAATATCTGTTAGTTTTTTACAATCATCAAAACCACTACTATAAGCATTTTCTCTTTCTTCTTGGATTAGGGTAGATAGTTCTTTTATTGCTTTTCTTTTGTTTTTAGGTGCTGGTGGAGTCCAAACTGCACCATTTATATCTATTATTCCTTCTATCTTCTTATCTGTTTTCATCTGTATCTCCTTTATCTAAACTTTGTAGGTAGTGTTTATAAAACTCATCTGCTGTTATATGGTAGTTAGCCTGTATATCCTTGTAAATCATTTCTCTGTCTTTCTTTCTTTCTGCTTGGATTAGGGTAGATAGTTTTTTTATCATAGAATCCCAACAATAGACAGGTACAGGGTATTTACTTAATATTTCTTCTATCTTTTCTTTATTCATTTTGATACCTTTCCGCACACACTACAGAGCAAACTACCATCTCTCTGCTCCACATATTCGTGTCCTGAAAACCAAATACCTATATTTGCTATATTCTCAAAATAAGCATCTATCGTCATAAGCAAACCTTTAATCAAGCATATCGGGTAGTTAAGTTTTTTCATTATGTTCCTTAATTTTTCTATTATATTTTCTTCTTTCATTTTGTTCCTTTCAAGATATTTTCTATTCCATCTGCTTTTGGGCTTCTCATAAACTCACAAATGTCTGTCCAAACTTCTGTGATGTCCAACTCAATAAAAGCCAAACTTGAAAAATACCCAAACCTTAAAAACAGACGGTTGTACTTCATAACAATGGATATAGCACCATTTTTAGTTTCATATACAGTTATTTGTTCTCTTTTTATTTTCTTCTCATCTTTATTCATAGGTTACCCCTCTCTTTGAGGTAGTCATCAACTGCATCAGTAAGGGCTTTCTGAATATAACTATGTCCGTAAAATATTTTCGGTTCTAACTTTGCCCATTCAACAAACGCTTTAACTGCTTCCTTTCTCTCTGATTGGATTAGGGTAGATAACCATTTCTTAAACTCATCAGTATCAAACTCAAACCCCCAATCAGGAGATGTTATAAATGTTTTTTTAAAGTCAACATATATTTCTTCAATTTTATCTTTCATATTATCCTTTCAAATTTAGTACACTTCCTTAAACCACGATTTTTCTGCACTTCGTTTCTCTGTGTTGCTGATAATAGCAACTTTGAGATATGTTCACTCTATATAAGCAATTTTGTACATATTGCTGTATCATTGTTTCTCCAATTCCTTTAATTCCGGGTGTATAGACTCAAACTTCTTAAAGTATTCGTAGTAGTTCGGTGTCTTGTAGGTCTTAATTATATCTATCATATTGTCTATCCTATCAAGTCTTTGATCCACTTCTCTTATGTACGATAGCATTATAACCATTATCGCGAGTTGGATGCTTACTATTAGAAGTGTTTTTAGTTCCTCTTTGATTTCCTTCATTCGTTAAATTCGAAGTTATACTCCTCGATCTCCTGCAAATATTTATGTGCGTTTATCATCCCTAATACGTGGGAGTCAGTTGGTACGAAGTATTTCCATTGTCCCCCGCAACTTCTTATAAAGTAAAAAAAGAATATCGCCTTCTTCCCGGTGTCCTTCTCGTAAAATGCAAGTGCTGTGTTCTCACTTAGGGGTGTTATTTTCTTTAGCTTAAATGTCTCCCCGGTAAAGTTAAACTCACGATCGGGATTTGAGAACTTCTCTCCTGCGTACCTTGCTTCCGAGATTAACTTTTGTGCGACATCTTTGTTCATTAAAACTTAAACCCGCAGTTTGGACAGATTGTTTTCTCCTTCTCTTTGGGATCTCTTTTCACTTCCGGGAGTAAATCATTTACTACTTTGTGCCAACTTATTGCTTTCCCTTCTGGCAATAAATTCATATCAGGGTATTTTTCGTAAAACTTAACCGCTCTTTTAAGGGTGAGTTCTGATACCTCAATGTCTTTTGCTACCTGGTCGAGGTCGTAATCACAGTGTGATTCGGTAATGAATTTCCCTACTTCGTGGTAGGTTTCAAGCAATGTCCATCGTGCGTTGAATTCTCCTTCGGTTATCATCGCTTTGAGTTCTTCTAAGAATGCCAAGTATTCCTGGCTTCCTTGTACGACTATTTCATTCATCTTTTTTTCCTCTCTCTCACCTCGGAGCTACATTTAAATCCAAATAGCCACGCGCCGAATTCGTCCCACATAATAAGCAGTTTAAGTCTGAATGGTATTTTATTCACGTAATGCAACCCTTTCAAGGTAGTCAATTAAATAATCAGCGGATAGTTTTTTGTCGGGGTAATTCTTGTAGTCTTTTAGTATCTCTATTAAAATCTTTATTACAGCAGGATCAACTTTCATATTTTCATCTTACGCTCTTTACATTAAAAGTCAAGGGTAATGTCCCATCGAATATGGAGTTCGGATCTGCGTAGTCATAGTTCGCCAACTTTTTCACGACAGTTTCTGATCTAAAATCCCGCTCATTCAATAGTCTGTAATGCTCACGATACATCTTACCGAAATCCTCCGGCGGGATCTTACCTAAGTTTCTTTTTAATTCTTTTAAGTGTTCTTGAGCAGTCATCTTGTTTTATTAGCTTCCCCAGGTATGGGATGGTAAGTACCTCGTTTAAGATACTAATTTTTTGAATGATTTTTGTCGGTTTTTTCTCCGCTCATTCTCAGCCAACCTATCAGCTTCAGGTCTTTCCTGAAGGGGACACTACTTGTTTGGCTTGAGTAGCTGTGTCCATTTTACTTCCCCAGTATAAGGGCCTGGTTAAGCTCGTTTCCTTTTTTTAGTTGGCTCACGATTTAAACCTCGCCAACGTTCCAATACAAAAAGAACCCCCCGACCGAAGTCAGAGAGTTCTTTATGTCTACCACCGTGTTTGACAGTGTGATAGCCGTTGTTGTATAATAATTATAGTTATTCATAAGTAACTAAATATTACACAATATAAAAAAAAGTGTCAAGTACCCCTCCAACACCCTCGAGGGGTTTTCTTGTTATATAGGGATAAATTGAAAAAAACATCTCCCAGATATTATCCGAGAGAGGGCAGTAAAGAAGCAGTAAGCGTACTGTATTTAAATATTAAATAAGGTGTTTAGCAGTTACTGTTCAATACACACCATTTTTATTTTAACAGAAAATTCGGGGAAGGCAATAAGTTTTATCTCATTAACCTTCCCCTTGGGAGACCGATTCTTGTTTTTAGTAATCGTTTTTGGTTGGGACGTAGAATGGGATCCATTCTGATTTAACACTCTTCAGTCCTGTCTTGTCAGTCACGACCTCACAAATAAGACCGCTCACGTTTGGATTCAGTCCGGCTCTTACAAGGTAAGGTGTTTGACTTTGGAATGCGCCGATTGAATATGTTTCCACGTTTCGGTACTGAGGAATGTAGCAGGTGACGTGCCAATGTCCGATGAATATCATATGTGGTTTTGACTCTGAGGAAAGTTGCTCCACGATTTTCTGTGGTTTATAACTTCTCGAGTACGCAACCCCACCGCCGGAATGCATTATGGCAACTTTGATTCCACCCATTTGGACATACGCAAGATAGTCTCCAAGGTAATCCATATCTTCTCGCTTCTCGCATATCTCCTTCACTACATTTACTCCACTCGTCCTATAGAAACTCTCATCGTGATTCCCCATAATTACTTTGGTGGAGATCCCCTTGATTTTAGGGTAGTTCTCTACCGCGTAATCTACTTGGGCATCTGCACCGTGGAGGAATAACTCATACTCTTGTCCCCGGTAGATTTTTTCTCCGTCTACAAGGTCTCCGCAATGCAGTACAACATTTGCTCCCCGTCTCTTGCACAAATCGTAAAAAGTGTGCAAGTGGGTGAGTTGCTGGTACTTCGATCCAATATGTGTACACGACACTACCCCGAATCGGAATTTGTTCCCGGACATCTGTTTGACGTCTGCGGTGAATATCTTCCCACTTTGGGTAGGCGGAACCTTTGAAACGAAGAACCCTCTGTTCTTTACTTCTTCCAATAACTCTTTATTGGTCATCCCTTCTAACTTTTCAACGTTCATCTTTTACCGTCCTTTCGTATCCTCTTCATCAGCCTCCTTTGCGTCCAGCTCATCGTCGGTAAGACAGAAAAGAAGTTCCTCATACTTGGCAATGAGGGATTTGACCTTCTTGCCTTCTTCTTGCAGTCTATAAAGCTTGGACAGTTCATTTAATACCTCCGACTTTGTGTACTTTCCCATCTCATACCTCTCTCTCTATGTTTTTTGGGCTAATTTTGCCCTTTTTAGGCTTCTTTTATTTAGAAGCGAGTCAGACCACCACTTGTGCCTTCGGGTTCGTGTAGGTGTAGTAATTTGTCTACAAATCTTAAACCCGCTATTGCTGCGGTAACCAGTAAAACTCTTGTATCAAACTTGTCCGACGTGAGTGCGTCTATCATTATTGGTATTATTGCTAAAACCATCACCCTTCCTAATTCTTTTAGTGATTCAATTAAAATTTCTTTGTTCATATTTTCCTTTCATAAATTATCTTTTAAATATCCTCTTACGTAATTCTTCCCACAGCTCCTTCTTCGTATAGGCCGATAGCGGATCCTGGGACATTAGCTTGGCCTCGAGCTCACTAACTCGGGCTTTTAGCTTGGAAATGACTATCTCATTACCTTTACAGGCATCTATCAGTCCATCTCTTTCGTTGCTAACTGTAGAGAACTGTGCTTGTAGCTGTGCGATTTCCGACCTTAACCCCGCGTTGGCTTGGTTGCTTGATTCTATTTCTTTAGTAGCTGTCGCAATTTTTTCAGCTTGGCTTTGAACCACTTCCCTAAGTTCCCTTGCTTCTTTTTTGTATTTTTCTTTTTCTGCTTTTTCATATTCAACCTCCTTTGCTAAAACAACCCAATCGTTAATTAGTTCGTTATAAGTCCAATACTTATTGTATCGTGTTACTTCTTTTAGTTTATGTGCGTCTTCTACCCCGGATGGAATGTCCTCGTCAAGGTAACTTGCTACCCCGAGGGCTTTTAGTATTCCGCCGGATATTGCATCTGCGATAAAGTCGTACCTTCTCAAGACCTCATAATCGTTGGGCCTTCGGTTTCCTACCCCGCACTCTATAAGTACACACGGTGTTTTAAGACTTAAACTCTTCCACATATAGTAGAATCGGGTATTCGCGTTTGATCTGCTTATATTCTTAATTCCTGTCATTTGGAAATAGTGGTCAGATAGGATCTTGGCGATTCTTTGACTCTCTTCGGTCGCTGTGTCGGTTGACGGATCTGCAAAGTCCACGAATCCTCCGCTTTCATTGTAAACATCTGCATCGTAGTGTACCGCCAAGAATAAGTCCCAATCGGTGTCTGTTACCTTTACGTCCTCGTATCCGAACGAGTCTGTTTCATAGACTTCAACACCTTTGGCTCTTAACCTTTCGGCTATCATAGGTACTATTCTTGTAGTCCAATCCCTCTCTCCCGCGGCTCCTGTGGCACCGCCTGTCATTCCTTTATGCCCTGCTTGTAAACATACTTTTTTCATAACTACCTCCTTTATTAAAAATTTACTTTTTTCCTATTTTTATAAACCCTTGACTTATAAGGCTATCTATCTGTTTTTGTGGAAGTCTCCCAAGTATAGGTTCCCCTGTTCCTTTTTTTCTAATTACCTTGGCAGTAGTGTCGTAATAAACATTCTCATACTTCTTGATAAGGTCTGTCAGTTCTTCGCTTGAGTATTTTCTATAATCCTTATAAGGGTATGACATTGAGGATTTTTTTACATTAGTGAAGTATTTACCTGTCTCCCCCTGTCCTTCTTTGATTATGGGTGTTTTATTTGGCCGGTTTAACCACTCTTGAGCTTTGTCCATATTTACATCTCGTACTATCTCTTTGTTTTCTACTAACGGTTTCCACTTACCGTTTACTTTTATTTCTAACATTTCGGGTGGTATGTCGTCTTTTGAGTATATTGCGTCCACGTCCTCTAAGAATTTATTATTTACTGCGTCTTTTGAAACCCTAACCGATGTAACATCCTGACCTTTGTATAAAGTTTTTGCCCAGCTTAGTGCCGACTCTTCTCCTTCTTTAGTTAAAGCGACCGCTCCTGAATTACCTACCTTTAACCCCCCTTGCTGAATACTTTTGATATTCTTAGTCGGTGTTCCGTGGTAATAGTAATTATCACCCCCTACTTTATTTATAAGAGTATCTCCATACTTCTGTGCATCGTTTATGCTATTAAATGTTTTTATTACACCTTTGTTTTCTTCTGCTAATGTAAACTTACCTGTTGCTTCCCCCATCTCATCTAATTCGTCTAATACTGCAAACTTTCCTTTAATTGCAATGGGTTCTCCTGGCATCCAATCAGACATCCCATCCCAACCCTGTCTTGAACCTTGAAGTTTTACAAACTCTGCCTGTCCTGTTGGAAGTGTCCCCTTTGCGTAAGTATATCCTTGGTCTAATAAGTCTTGAGATATTATCTTTGGATCTGCAAGTTCCCCACCTTGTGCATACTTTGCTTTATAATAATCCAGGTTTGCCACCTTTGTTCCTTTTTTAAGTGTATCACCGTCTATGACTGTGCCGTATTCTTTAGCCAAGTTTATATCATCCGTGTAGTGCTCACCCCAAGCCATTCTATTTATGTTCGGCGCATCACCCCCAACACCTTTTTTAAGTTGTATATCTTTATCCAATACTATTTCTGGTTTTTTAATATCAACTACATCCTTTCCTTTTTTTAAACCTTTAATAGCACTTCCTAAGCTTTCCTGTGCAAATGGAAACAGCGCATCGAGTGCTACTGATTGGGCCGTGGTTTTAGATCCTGTGGCTTGATCCATTGCTAACCCCTGGACGACATTCAGCGGTGATTTTATTAGGTTTCTTCCCCAATACCCTTTCCCTGCTAATCCTGCTTTATCAATCCAAGGATTCGTCAAACTCGATATTCCTGCGATTTGAAACCCTCTCGGTACGGATTCAAGCATATTTGGAAGTACGTTCGACATTGCTGATTTATGACTCTGTCCCGCTACTCTGTTTCCCAAGTACCCTACTCCCCCGGATATTCCTGTATAGACCGCTGCTCCTAATGGGTTCCCCGTTCCTGCAATGAAGGATCCTGTGCTTAATGTTCTTCCTAATTGTTTTCCTACATTCCCCCATCCTGTTCCGGGTGCGTTTCTCATCTGATAGTTAGGGTTGTTCATACCGAATATATCTGATATATCGTTGGTCATTTGCTGACCGAACTCGTAGGGATTCTTGAAAAGAATATCTGATGTCGCTTTACCCGCTTTGGTATGCGCCTGACCTAATTTGCTCTCTTGGTATTTGGCTAATATCTGAATAAGTTTATTATCTGAATTACCTCTGAATTCATTAAAACCTTTTTCTATGTTACTTGTTAGTTTGTCCCAAGTGTCTGCGTTTAGAAATTTACCTCTCTCCGCTTGGGTTCTGTTTGTTGCCATTATTTTATTAAAAACACTCCAGTAATAGCGCTTACTGTTACTGTTCTTATAGGATTAACTTTATACGTATAGTCTAATTCAAGTCTATACTCTCCTGAAGGCAAAGATTCGGGAATTAAAATACCTATATTTGAAACTCGACATCCCTTTTGGTTTGTCGTGTAAACTTCTGGTACTGAATAAACCACCCCATCTATGAATTTTCTACTTATGTGTACCTGGTCGCTACCTTTTTTACAGTAATCAAGCTCATATATGAATATTTCCCCACGTTTTGCTTCTTCGGTTTTTATTGATACTTTATTTATTTCTAAAGGTTTATAAGGGTATACAGACCAGAAGGTTACAATCCCTATAAGGGCTATTGCTGTGGCTATTATTATTCCCGCGACTATGTACATTATTTTATGTTTCATTGTTTTAATATAAGGGTTAACAGTGCTCCCACCACCGCTGTTAACGTCATAGTTACCATTCCGTAGACTATGTTACGGATAGGCTTAAATTCCTCCTGCGTAACATAGTCCTGCTCCATCTTTCCCTTGATTTCCTTTACATCGCACTTTATGTACTCGATGTCCTTCTTTATTTCGGCCAATACGACCTTGTCTGTTGATTTTGTCGTCATAGTACCTCTGTTTCGGTCTGTGCTCCTCCTGCATAAGCATTTAATATGTCCTTTACTCTTTGTGCTTTGGCTCTTGCCTGTGCCTTTGTATCCTTTAGTGAAGGTAGGAATTCGTCCTTTATCATCTCTACCTCAATTGGTGTTAAAGGTTTCAATCCAAGTGCTGTTGCCACCAATGGCGCTAATCCTGTTTGAAGTGATTCGTACTCTGCTGCTTTTACCCCTCCTGTGTATCTTCCCGCTCCTGATATCCTTCCACCTATCTGACCTGTCGACATCTGAGAATGCAAGTTTAATAACTGATCTACTTGCTGAATTGCTCCTACCATCTTCTTATCGGTAGTGTCTTTTTTAGTTACCTTCTCGGTTATCATTTTTTGTATTATTTGATTCTGTGCTTCCGCTGGGAGTTGAGCTATCAAAGCAAGGTCTTGTCTGCTTATACCTAAGTAACTTGCTAAATCTGTTGGTTGTTCTTGGTTGTACTGCGATCCCATTTGAGACGTTATCGAGGGTGTCATTCCGTATTGAGATAACTGACTTTCCACTTCCATACCTTGTGGCATTGGAGTTTGTGGAAGCTGTGTCCCTTGTGAGTTTCCTCCTACTATAGCTGGTACTTTCATCGCATTCTGTAGAATCGCGCTTCTTACCTGTGGGTTGAGTTTTGACCAATTCTTTGTTATAAAGTCTGGTATTTTTGCACTCGGTGAGTTTACTCCCCCGCTCATAATCCTTGATGCCATCTTTGGATCGTTCATTACTTTATCGTAATAGAACTTTGGATTTACTAAATCGGTTGCGCTGTTAAATGCTCCCCTTCGGATTTCGGATCCTTGTGTATTTAGGGTTCCTCTTGCTCTTGTTACTAACTCTTTTAAAGCAAATAAGTCTGACTGAGACTCTAACGCGTCTGCTGCGTCCGGGAGCGCTGCCTTTAACTCTTGTCTTACATAGTTTCCAAGTCTTTTTTGGAACTGTGCTGCAACGGATCCTGTACCTTCGTCTAATACTCTTTTACCGAATTCGTTATCTACTGACCTTTTAATCTCTAAAGCCTGTGTATAGGTTATTCCGTTTTTATACTGCTGTTGAGTATTCTTAATGATTTTATTTAGTGCCGTAATTTCTGACTCGTTACCAGGGAGTTTCTTTAGTGCTTTAACATCTCCTTTGAGTTCGTCAATAAAGTCATCTATTGATATTTTAGGGCTTCCCTTACCTTTACCAACATTCTCTACGGAGGCTTTTATCGTTTCCTCTGCTTTGTTCATCTGTTCTTTCCATATACCGCCTCGGTTTCTCTCGGATGTTGCTCCTAAGTAGTCATCGTAAGAGGTTCCCTCGGGTATGTATTTTTGTGCAAGTTCCTGCGATCCTTTACCTCTTGCTTCTATTATCTTAGCTTCTTGTGAAGGTGTTGCTTTAGTATATCCTTTAGCCGCGTCCCTCTTCATAAACTCTGGTGCTTCGAGTCTCTTTTGTGTCGTTTTTCTGTTTGCTAACCAATTAGATGCTCCTACGGTTGCTCCCTCAAGACCTGCTCCTACCACTCCGCCCACAATTGCACTTGCTCCAAGTTCGGGATTTATTATTTCATTCCCTTCTTGTCCGTATAGTGTTCTACCATAGGCTCCTGAAGCTCCTCTTAAGGCTCCTGTTTTAAGCGCATTCACGACTGTTGGTCTTATACCT